ATGGCAAGATTTCCTGATGACATGACCCGCAAACGACACTGTTTGGGTTGTCGTCATAAATGCGGCCTCTGGTAAAAATCCCACACCAGTCACATCTGATGTGTGGATTATAATATTGATTATAATTCTCGCGAATGTTCATCGCTTTTCATCGACGCTGAACGACGCAGAAACTCCATGCCTTTCTCAAACATCTGCTTTTGCGTCATGTGCATCTGCGCTTGGTTTGTGCCAATCACCAGCAAGCACCCCTCATCGTTTGGAACAACGAGCAAGGGATGCTCTGGTCTTTCGGCGATGCTAGAAAGGGATTTCATCTGCTAAAGGCGCAGAGCTTGGTTGCGATGCGGCTGGTGAAACAGGCTGCTCGCCCAAAGGTTTCGGGTCAGACGTTTTCAGGGCAAGATATGTCTCACCAGCTTTGCTGGTATTGATCCAAGCTGAGACATATTGCTCAGTCCCCTTGACGTTGATCGTCCCTGTATAGTCGGGATGATTATCGCTTTCTTTCTTTTTATTCTTGAAAAGCGCACCCCGATTGGTGTTGTCATATTGTTCAGCCATTTCTGATCTCCTCTGCTTTGGCTTTCATAAAGTCATATTTTCTGTCTGAGAAAATTTTGATCATCGCGTCATTGGTTGGTTTGATGCGGTTAAACATCATCTCAACGCCATCGAGCGTCTTTGCGGCTGTGACATATGCGCGAACAATCTCGACAGCTTCAGAATGATCAGCCGCTGAGTTGATCGCATTCATCATCTTGTCGAGAAACTGCTCTTGTGGCGATTTCTCAGTCACTCGCTTGATGGTCGGCGTAATAGATGCGGGTGGCTCATCAGGCAGGGAGGAAACCTGAGAGCCACCCTGACCAGAGTTTTGCGGGGGTGTGACGCCGCGATCGGACTCTGGCTTGCTTGTATATTTGCAATCGTCAAATTTGCTCATGAAAACATCCGCGCTCATGCCCAGATGACTCAGGGCTTTTGTTAGTGCGTCGGTTGTTGCTTTTTTTGCGGCATCGTCGTCAGCGCGGTTTTTGCTGAACAGCATTGCCCCGCCTGTGAACCCGCCAAATTTGTGTTCACGCTTTTCAGACCAGACAGAAACTGTGACCAAAACCATTGTTTCGCCTGCGGCAAGCTGGACGACTTTGACATCATCAGTCTCCCATCCCCAGCCCTCGCCGATTTTGCCAAACCGCTCAGTCATGCGCCAAACTTGCCAAGTCGCATCAATCGCTGTGATCTTGCGACCAAAATTCAGATTGTTTTTCGCTTTTGGATCGGTCTCAGCCAAATCCCCCCACACACTCAAATTGCTCATTTCATCACCTCAATGCGCTTTGATTTATTCTTTGCGACTTTGACTTGAATGCCATGACCGAAAGCCACGCTCGCATTTTTCGGAACCAGCTTTTTTATTTCTGTCTCTGCTTTTTTGCAGGCATCCATTGCGCCAACTGTTTGCGCCCAAACCTCTGCCCATTGTTTCCACTTGGGGTCAGCCTGTGTCTGCGTCATATCGACAGGCACAGTGTCCTCTGTCGGCACAGGTGCCTCGCTGACAGGAATGTCATGAGGTGGGACGCCCATCTCAACGCATCCCATGAAATATGTAGCAAGCCCGATCAGTTCTGCTTGATATTTAGGGTCAATCTCAATTTCATGCAGGGTTGGCTCATTGCCGGATCTAATGATCGTCAGCAAGCCAAGAGGACATTTTTTGCCTGTGTGTTCTTCTAATAAGTAAGCATTCCAGTGGAGCTGTGGGCTGTAATGTTTACACAGTCGGGGAATGACATCTTTCCATTCCTCACCAGCCTGCGGCCTGCCCATAGTAAACTTTGCGTCAATGACAGCCTGCTTGCCCCGATAGTTCTTTATCGAGCCGTCGAGAGTGCAACGCATAATCGGATGCTTTTTGCCTGATATGACTAGCTGGCGATTAATGATCTCCAGTTCATGTTTTAACTGGCACCACTCAAGATTAAGCTCCTCAGTGATGTGACCCATAAGAACAGGCCACACTGTTGAGAGGTCGTCAGCGTCAATCTCGCCCCTTTTTCTGAGCCACAGTTGATTAATTCTGTCGGAGTCGCCACTGGCGAGGATATTGATTTCTGAGCCACCAATAGTCCCAAAACGCTCAGAGAGCGACTTGGGATCTAGTTGGAATTTATCGAAAAAGGGATATGCCATGCACCCCTTTTACCATTGCGCATAGTTACCTGTCAAATATTATGCGCATATTATGATCAAATGGCATATTTCACCATGACCACAGGCTCGACTGACTTGACCTCTTTACCAAGCGCGATTTCCTCGAAAGGTTCGAGAAGCTGCACAGTTGCGCCCACTTTATAAGTGGTCACAAGCTGAGCCAACAGACCGCGCTCTTTGCCATTGTTATCCAGCCGGACGACAACCAGCGCACCCTGTCGAGGCTCGATGTTTGGGTTGACGAAAGCCAGATCACCATTTTTGATGACTGGCTTCAATTTGTCTCCGAAACAAAAACAAGCATAAGCACCCTCGACGCCGTTCAGTTCTTCTGGGCGGTCAACTTTGCTCATCATCTGTTGTGTGAAATCAAACCCATTGCCGGATGATATTGGAAAACCATAAACAGGCAACTCTGGTGGCAAAGGTGGCTTGTCAATATGCTTGCCATCAAATGTTTGCTCAACAATATCGTCGAGATTAACTTTTAATATCTCAGCCAGTTTGCTTTTGTGTGGATGAATCTTTCTTCTGCCGGACTCGATGCGGCTGTATTCGGCCTGCCCGACGTCGAGTTGTTGCGCCACATCAATCTGTGTGAGGTTCTGCTTGATGCGCAGTTGCTTCAAATTATTGTTAAACTGCATTTGCGCCACCATCAGTTAAAAACCGAAACGATGCGCCGAAACTAATCATTGCGCTGCCAAAAGGCTTTGCGCCTATGTTCATTGATTTGCTCCCTTTGTAGATCTTCACTGACGACGATTTCTTACCAATAATCATTCTCATTCTCCACTTAAAATTGTTGATAGGCCGTTTACTCTAAGGCATATGCAACTCTTATGCAAATATGCGCTATATATGACAAAACGACGCATATTCAGATATTTATAGGTGAACAAAAACAGAATTGACTTGCGTTTCATCCGCGCTTAATATGCTTTTCAGGCATAATATACCAATATCTGGTGGATCAGGATGAAACTCAATCAATATCTAGTGTCGAATGGAATCAGCCAAAAAATGTTTGCTGAGCAGCTTGGCGTGTGTCAGGCGACGATTCACAAATACCTGTATAAGAACACAGTCCCCAGCGGCAAGCGCATCATGCAGATCCACAAGCTGACAGATGGTGACGTATCTGTTACCGACTGGATGTCTCATTTTGAGGTGTGCGATGGGCAAGGCTAGTCGCGACAAGGGCGGTCGCTTCGAGCGAGAGCTGGTCAACACAGCCAAATCTCATGGCCTAGAGGCTTATCGAGTGCCTTTATCTGGTGCCGCTTCTGGCTTCAAAAACGACATAATCATCAAGCAGGGTCGCACCACTTGGGAGATCGAGGCCAAGAAGCGAGCCAGCGGTTTCAAGTTCATTTATGACAACATTGCCGGAGCTGATGTTTTGGTCATTGGCGTCGATCGCCAGAAGCCTCTCGCAGTTCTCGACTTTGAGGATTTTTGCGATCTGATGAAGGGGAAATTTTATGAATAAATATTCAAACTCATTTTTTTACGTTGCGGCTATCGTTGTTGCAAATGTTGGCTTTTCTTATTTGCCAATGGTTGATTTGCCGTTTGGCGGTCAGCTTGCGCCGATGAGTTTGCTGGTTGGCTTTGTTTTTGTTTTGCGCGACATGGCTCAACGACAGATCGGTCACAAAGTTCTTTTATTTATGAGCGTTGGGGTTGCTTTAAGTTATTTGATGGCAGACCCCTTTGTCGCGGTTGCGAGTGCTGTTGCTTTTGGCATCAGCGAATTGATCGACTGGCTGGTCTACACCACAACTAAAAAACCTTTGCGCGACAGGATACTACTGTCATCAACAATTAGCACGCCAATCGACAGCGCAATATTCATGCTAATGGTCGGCTTTTTTAGTTGGTACGGCCTAGCAACTATGGTCGCAAGCAAAATGATTGGAGCGTTAATAGTTTGGTCAAGACTAAAATGATCCATTACCATGGGACGCCTCTGACGCCGAAAAGCAACTTGATCAAGATGGCTGGAAAGCACTTTTGCGTCAGCTTTGCGCACCCATGTGACGCGAACACTTGTCTGCAAATTGGTCAGAGTGTGATGTGGGACAACGGTGCTTTCACCACCTTTCGGCAAGGCAAGGCATTTGACCCACTTAAATTCTATCAATGGGTAGAGCCAAAGTTAGGCCATCCAAATTGGGCGGTCATTCCCGATGTGATTGATGGGTCAGTTGAACAACAAAAGGCTTTGTTGGAATCGTGGCCTTTCCCGAAAGAACTTGGTGCCGCTGTCTGGCATATGGGTTTGCCAATCGACTATTTGCTATTTTTGGCAGACGAATATCCCAAAGTTTGTTTCGGCTCTAGCGGAGTTTATTGGGATGTAATGTCAGACGCTTGGATAAACAGGGCTGACAAGGCTTTCAATGCTTTAGCAAAAAGACATCGCTTTTTGCCCCACATCCATATGCTGAGAGGGCTTTCTTTAGGTGATCAGCGTTGGCCTTTTGCCAGCGCAGACTCAGTGAATGTCGCAAGAAATTACAAAGACAGAAATCAATGCCCAGAACGAATGGCGCGAAAAATCGACAGTGTTCAAACGCCGATAAAATGGCAACTGCAAGACTGTCAACAGGACTTTTGGAGTTGTGAAAAATGAGGCGTTGGGAGACAGGCAAGATAGTCAGGCAACACAAGCAAGAACAGCTTGACGCACTTTTTTTACAGGCTGGCGATGGTTGTTATTCGGAAGGTTTGCGCAGGGTTGCAGACTGGTGCGGCATTGACCGCGATCATGTCAGATATTGGCTCGATTATTCTCAGCGCATTCCTGATCACTGGCTTGAGGCGGTTCAGCTTTGCCTAGTGCATTACAGCGGGAAGCGAGCGACCTTAGAATACGACGACAGCAAGATTGCAAAGCGCAAATGTCTGCGCTGTTCAAAGGATTTCATAAGCGAACACGTTGGAAATCGCCTGTGCAATAGGTGCAAGCAAAGTGACGATTTTCAAAACATGATCGGCGGTGTTGAGGACGGCTATAGGACGCTAGGCAAATGAACGTGACCCTGACTGATTATGAATTGGTGCAAGCGGCGATGACAGGAATGTTGCGCCAGATCAGCGCGATCAAAATCGGTTATGAGCAAGACAAGGTCAAGCCATCCGGCGGGTTTTGGCAAAGGCACATCGAGGGGGCTTGTGGTGAGGTCGCTGTTGCAAAGGCCATGGGCAAATATTGGGGTGGCAGCGTCAACACATTTAAGGCACAGGGCGATCTTGATGGGACAGGTTGGGAAGTCAGAACAAGATCAGACCACGCATATAATCTGATTGTCAGAGACAATGACCCAGATGACAGGGTGTTCATTTTGGTCACTGGCACCGCGCCAGACTATCAGGTGCGGGGCTGGTTAAAGGCCGCTGATGCAAAGCGGCAAGAGTGGAAGAAAAACTATGGGGGGCATGGCTTTGCATATTTTGTCCCGAATAGTGAGTTAAAGAGCATGGGAGATTTGCGATGAGTATAAAGGCCGTCACTTGGGCTTTTGAACAAAAGTTAAATGACAGTATTGCCAAACTGGTCTTGATTGGCATTGCCGACAGATACAACCCAGAATTTGGGTATGCCTATCCAGCGGTCAAATGGCTGGCACAGGTTGCAGATTGTTCATCGAGAACAGTTCAGAAAAAGGTCGCATTTTTAGAGGAAATCGGTCTGGTCAGGCGGGTGTTGATAAAGGCACCAGACGGCGAAAACAACCTGTTCAACCACTATCATCTGCCGACGTTTGAGGGGGGTGAACGTGGTTCAGGGGTGAACGAGCTGGTTCATGAGGGGGGTGAATCCCAGAGTTCGCGAGGGGGGCGAACCACAGAGTTCACCCATAACAATATAGATACTATAGATAACTATAATAATATGATCAAAGCGTTCGATTTGTTTTGGTCTGCATCCCCTAAAAAGGTCGGCAAGCAACACGCACTCAAAGCATTTAAGAGGGCTTCAAAAGATACAGACCCAGAGATGCTGGTTGCTGGGATGTGCGCATATGCGGATCAGGTCAAGCGCAAAGGGACAGAGCCACAGTTCATTAAGCATCCGACTACATGGCTGAATGGTGGCTGTTGGGATGATGAAGCTGAACCACAGCAAACAATCTCTGAAAATTTTGGCGTGTCACAGAGATGGATGCCAAGAACAGAGGAAGAATTTCACGCCAAGTTTGACAGGATGCCGGACTTTTATCGCAAGAACAGGCCGGACATCATCAGTGTTGCAAAAGAGGCTGGGTGGCTGGATGAGTAAAAAAAGCGATGTGATTTTGCCAACGCCAGAATTTCTGGCGAAACATTCGATCGAGGAAGTTGAGACCCGACAAGCTGGGAAAAAGCGCATCAGGGTCACCGATCAGCTTTGGATCGACTACTATCTTAAGCACAATCACATCAATGCGCATCAACACGCCGCTGCTGAGCAGTTGTTGCATCTATATCGAGCGGCAGGCAGAACACAGCGCATGACAGGCAAAATGGAGTGGGTGCCACCAAGCAGTAACTCAAGCATGACAGAATATGCCTCAGACTGCTTCGCTGATTTCCAAAAGGTTGTCAGACGCATGGGGCGAGAGAGTTTCGGCTGTGTTGAGGACGTGGTTTTGCACGATATGTCAGCCGCTGAATGGGCAAGAAAAAATGGGCGCAACCCAAAGGCCGCACCCGAAATATTGAGAGTCTGTTTGGACGATCTAGAATATGCGTTTAAGCATCTGAATGATCGGTGACGCGAGGCGTGATCTGATATTTGCGCCCCACTATCCGATTGAAATATTCCAGCCGCTTGCGCTCGATTTCTCGCAGTCCATCAGCAATTTGACGCTTGATCACATTTCTGATGCGGTTGTTTCCCTCAATTTGTATTTGACCCTTGAGGATCTGCTTTGCTGTTTTTTGCGTCAGCTTGATTGTGACTATTTTCATTTTCGATTTCCTCATCTTCTGTGAGTTGTCGCCATCCCTGATAGTCGCACTCATAACAGCCGCGCAATTCTCGAAATCGCTCAACGCAATGCTCGCACTCTGCGACTGTTTCCCAGCCGATCTGGGGGTGACGTAATATCTCGATCAGAGCCATTTAAGGCGCGGTCATTAGTGAAAAGAAAAACACGCAAACAGTTGCCCAAGTCGCAAAGAACGCAAGGGTCGCGATGAGCTGTGTGATGTAAAATTTCATGATCATTCTCCCTATTGGTTAATATGCTCATATTATGCCTATTAGTAATATTATGCAAATAAAATGCGCATATTGCACATAGGGGGGGTTTCTGATATGTTTTCAGCAGAATGGAACCATTGCCCCAGAGAGGGGCTTTTTCATGCAATTCCCTGACAAGCGTTATCGCGTCATCTACGCTGATCCAGCGTGGAAATTTCTTGCTGGTGGCAAGAAAGGTGCTGACCAGCATTATGATGTGATGAGCTTAAAAGACATCAAAGAGCTGCCTGTCGCTGATCTAGCGGCTGATGATTGCGCTTTGTTTATGTGGGCGACGACACCGATGTTGCCTCATGCGCTTGAGGTGATCGAGGCTTGGGGGTTCAAATACAAAACTGTCGGTTTCACTTGGGTCAAGAGAAACAAAGTCAGTGATGGCTGGTTCTGGGGCTTGGGCTATTGGACAAGGGCAAATGCAGAGCTTTGCTTGATAGCTACCAGAGGCAAGCCAAAGCGGGTTTCCAAAGCTGTGCATCAGGTTGTTGATGCAAGAATAGAAAAACACTCAAAAAAGCCAGATGAGGTCAGAGATCGCATCGTCAGATTGATGGGCGATGTTGATCGGATTGAGCTTTTTGCAAGACAGAGAGCGTCTGGCTGGGATGCTTGGGGTAATGAGATATGACACATAGTCGGGTCAAGGGTGCTAAAAAGCACAGCGACGACGATTGGGCTGAGTTTCTCAAGCGTATCGCAGAGGGGCGATCAGCGAGAGATGTTTGCGGTAACGACAAGGACATGCCGAGTTGGAGAGTGGTCAGCGCAAAGCTGAACAGCGATGGCGAGTTTGCAGCACGTTACAGCTTGGCGATGGAGAATAGAGGTCAGGTTTATGCTGACAGGATTAGCGAGCTGGTTGATCAGGTTGTGGCTGGAACGCTTGATCCTAATGCGGCAAGGGTTGCTATTGATGCGCTGAAATGGACGTCATCAAAGCTGGCACCAAAGAGCTTCGGCGATATTCATCGCATGGAAGTGAAGCATGAGAGCAGCTATGTGGACGCTCTCAAGGGGGTTGCTCAGAGGATTGAAGATGAGGGGGTTGTGGGCGTAAAGCAGGCTAGGGATACGTTACGCGCCCGCGAGGAAAACGACGCAATTCATTGAGTGTTAGGTCATCAGCCTGACATTTATTAAGGATTTCTGCGGGTTTGCCGATGTGGTGGACAGATGGTGGACAAAACCAGCCTGATTCTTAGCGAATTATATTATTTGACCCCCCCCCCTATTTTTTCGGGCGGGCGGTTGTTGTTCTTGCCCCCATCAAGAGGCTCCCATGATCCTATCATTCCCGATCACCATAGCAGAGGCGATCATTGTCGGCCTGCTTGTGATCATCGTTATTAACCAACTGCGACGCTGACCCCCCCCTTTGATTTGGGGCTTTCAGTGACTGCGGCGTTATAAAATTTTTGGCAATGCGCTATTCCCTCATAGCGCGAGGGATTGGGGTGGGCATCTATGGCGACCATCGAGGACACCATTCTGCGCCTGCGGAATGACCCTGCTTTATTTGTTGAGACTGTGATTGGTGCGACGCCTCAGAGCTGGCAGCGCGACGCTTTGAACGCTATAGCGGCGCATGACAAGGTTGCGATCAAATCTGGTCATGGCGTCGGCAAGACTGCTTTCGAGGCATGGGTGACGCTCTGGTGGCTGTTGACGCACTATCCATGCAAGATTGCTGTCACAGCAAACACAGCGCATCAGTTGAATGATGTTTTGTGGACTGAGATCGACAAATGGGCGCGGCAGTTGCCAAAGGGCTTCAAAGAACTGCTTGAGTTCAAGACTGACAAGATCAGCCTCAAAGGTGCATCTGACAGCTTTGCGGTTGCTCGAACCAGCCGCAGAGAGAACCCAGAGGCTCTGCAAGGCTTTCACTCAGAGAATATGCTTTTCATCTGTGAAGAAGCTTCAGGCATCCCCGATGTGGTGTTTCAGGTCGGCGAGGGTGCGTTGTCCACTACTGGCGCAAAGGTTTTGATGTGCGGGAACCCGACCCGCGCTGATGGTTATTTCTATGATGCTTTTCATTCTCATCGAGAGATGTGGCATTGCCTGACTGTGAGTTGTGAAGATGCTGAGACAGTTTCTGACAAGTTTGTCGAGGATATGGCGACGAAATACGGCGAGGACAGCAATGTCTATCGTGTCAGGGTTCTTGGCGAATTTCCGACTCAATCGGATGATGTTCTGGTGCCACTACATCTGGTTGAGAGTGCTACTAGGCGCGACATTGAAATGTCGCCGACTACACCTGTCGTCTGGGGTCTTGATGTCTCGCGCTATGGCGGCGACAGGACGGCTCTATGCAAACGTCAGGGCAATGTGGTTCTTGAGCCGATCAAAACGTGGCAAAACAAGGATCTGATGACCCTTGCTGGCATTATTATGTCGGAGTATGAGGCAACTCGCTATCAGGATCGTCCAGTCGCTATTTATATCGACAGCATTGGCATTGGTGCTGGTTTGGCTGATCGCCTCGCTGAGCTTGATATGCCTGCGGTTGGTGTTGCGGTTTCTGAGAGTCCAAGCCTTAAAGAAAAGTTTGTTCGCTTGCGTGATGAGCTGTTTTGGAAAGCTCGCGAGTGGTTCGAGGGGCGTGATGTTCAGATCCCGAATGATGAAACGCTGATCTCAGAGATAACGGCTGTCAGGTATAAATATCAATCCACTGGCAAGCTAAAGATCGAGAGCAAAGATGAAATGAAGCGCAGAGGGTTGCGCAGCCCCGACACGGCTGATGCTTTTGTGCTTTCTTTTGCTGGTGATGGAGCGATTGCGGCTGGGCATTCAAGTCGCTGGAATAATCGCTTGAACCTCAAGAGGGACATGAGTTGGGTGATTTGAACGACAACGTGCTTGAGTTTAAGGCTAAAAAGCCTGACCTCGATGATGAGCAGGTCACGATCTCGCTTGAGGATGATGGCATCTCTCATGCTTTTGAGGCTTTGCGCATAACAGCCGTCGGGCTGATGAATGATGAGTTTTTCAGATGCGAGGGGAGTGATGTTGTTCACGCCTCGATCATTCTGATCAGTTGGATGGCAAAGCAATCCGGCGTGACTGTTGATGAGCTGGTCGAGTTTTTTCAGAGCATCGAACTGACCGATTTTGACGAATAACCGCATTTTGAGCAAAAAAAATCGCCGCAGAAAGCTCTCTGACGGCGATTAGAGGTGGTCGGTGTATGATCCTACCCCCCAGATTTAAGGCAGAACATGGCAGGCAAAAAAGACCCTCGACTAACGAGATTGGGGCTTGAGGGATACAACAAGCCAAAAAGAACGCCGAATCATCCGACCAAAAGTCATGTCGTGGTGGCTAAAGAGGGCGACAAAGTTAAGACGATTCGCTTTGGGCAGCAGGGCGTGTCCGGCTCCCCTAAAAAGAAAAATGAGAGCGAAGCGGCTCGAAAACGTCGCGCATCGTTCAAGGCACGTCATGCCGCAAACATCCAAAAAGGCAAGATGTCAGCGGCCTATTGGTCAAATCGTGAAAAATGGTGATCTGATGGAAACTTGTAAACAATGCCCAAAGCCCTCGCGCTGTGTGGCAAGAGACAAATGCTTTGAGGGGCGTCAGCCTGCTCAGAGTGTGGTGTTGGCAGAGCCAAAGCCCATGCGGGTTTTGACAACCAGTGGCTATGGCATGACGTCAGAGCCGAAAGAAACCAAAAAGCGGAAAGTGAAAACAGATGCACTATAACGGCAAAAAAGCTCCCAAAAAGGGCAACAAGGGCATTCGCCTTGTTTCTGGGAAATACTGCTCGAAATGATCGTCCAGAGAGTTCTCAGACGTCCCCCTGCGCCCCCAGCCCCAGAGATGTCTCTGTGTGTTGGCTGTGTGACGCCCAAGTTTTGCCGCAGCAATTCAAAATGTGACGTCGAGGCTCTGGCGAAGCCAAAACGTGCGAGGAAAAAGAATGGCTCAAAAACTAAGTGATGAGGACGTCGGCAATCTGATCTCGCGAGAGATCAGCGATGCGCTCGATAATTACGACAATGAATATTCTGCCGACCGCATAAAGGCTCTTGACTATTATCTGGCTGAGCCTTTCGGCAATGAAATCGAGGGCAAGTCACAGGTCGTTGATACCACTGTGTCGGACGTGGTCGAGCAAATTATGCCGTCTCTGATGCGTGTTTTTTGTGGCTCCGACAAATATGTCAGGTTTAGCCCCCGCAACGCTGAAGATGAGGAGCTTGCTGAGCAGATTTCAGATTTTGCGAACTATGTGATCACCAGCGACAACAATGGCTATCGCATCATCGACACATGGATTCGGGACTCTTTGCTATTCAAGATTGGTGTCGTCAAATTCTATTGGGATGACACCACGACTGTTGAAGAAGAAACCTATGAAAATCTGAATGAGGCAGAGCTGGCTCTTGTCTTGGCAAACCCAGATGTCGAGGTCATCGAACAGTCGATGAACATGACAAGCGTGATCATGGATGATGGCACAGAGCAGGCCACCGCCGAAAGCTATGACATGAAAGTCAAAGTGACTCGCAAGTCTGGCAAGATCCGCATCGAGAACGTCCCACCAGAGGAATTTCTTTTCAATCGCAGAGCCAAGTCACTTGATGACTGTCGTTTCGTCTGTCACCGCACAACCATGACTGTCTCAGACCTTGTGTCGCTTGGCTATGATGAGGATGAGGTCAGAGAACACGTCGGCTCGACAAGAGTTGAACTGGAAGAAGAACGCGACGTCAGATTTGGCGACATTGGTTCAGGCTCAGACACCTCACCAGCCGACGAAAGCCAGCGCGAGGTTGCTGTTTACGACAGCGTCATTCTGATGGACGCCGATGGTGATGGCATTGCTGAGCGGCGTCGGGTTCTTTCTATAGGCGACGCTGGATCTCATGTTCTCGAAAATGAGGTCACTGATCACATCCCATTTGCTGTGATCAGCCCGATCAATATGCCGCATCGCTTGGTTGGTCGCTCGATCTTTGATCTGACAAAAGACGTGCAACAGATCAAATCTGTTTTGATGCGGCAATATCTCGACGCAACTTATCTCACAGTGAACCCGCGCACAGTCGCCATCGAGGGGCAGGTCAATCTCGATGACCTACTGGATGGGTCTGCTGGTTCGATCATACGCACTCGCAACGCTGGTGCTGTTCAGCCTCTTAGTCATCAGGGCGTCGGCAGCGAGGTCATGCCCCTGCTGAAATTCATGGATGACATAAAGGGCAACCGCACAGGCATCTCAGCCGCATCAGCCGGACTTGATCCCAACGCCTTACAAAGCACAACAGCGTCAGCGGTCGCCGCGACTGTTAAGGGCGCAGGCCAAAAGATTGAGTCGTTCTGTCGAAATATCGCAGAGGGCGGGATGCGTGACCTTTTCAAAGGCATTTTGTTGCTCGCGACAAAATACTCACAAGAAAAGCGCATCATTAGGCTGCGGAACAAATATGTACCGATTGACCCTCGCGAATGGGATTCTGAATTTGATGTGGTTGTCAATGTTGGTCTGGGAACGGCTGACGATGAGCAGAAAATTGCGTTTCTGACACAGATCGCATCAAAGCAAGAAGAAATCTTAAAAACGCTGGGCGCGGATAACCCGCTTTGCACTCTGCAACAATACGCCTCGACTTTGCGCGAAATTGCAGAAATTGGCGGGTTTAAGGACAGCGGCAAGTTTTTCAACGACCCCGCAGTTGTTGGGCAAATGGTTGAGCAGAAAAAAGCACAAGCGGCTCAACAGCAACAACAGCCAAACCCACAAGCGCAACTTTTGCAGCTTGAACAGCAAAAAGCACAAGCTGACATTCAGATTGCTCAGCAAAAAGCAGAGGCTGATATTCAGCTCCGCAGAGAAAAAGCGGCGGCAGAAATTCAGCTCATGCGCGAGAAACAAGAGGCAGAGTTGCAAATGCGGCGTGATGAGTTGTCTCTTGAGAGCCAGTTGAGAGCGGCAAAAGCTATCACTGACGCTGAAATCAGCACCAACTTGCCAAGAGTTTGATGATGAAAAA